CGGTCGAATCAACACTTGGGTATTTATGTCTAAGTATTGCAAATGTGTCCCCGGGCGCCGGGGCAGCAGTCAGAGTTTCAGCAATCTCGATTTTATTTGCGCTGACACTCCAAACCTTAACCTCTACTCCGTTAAGTGCGCCCGAGGTAAAAAGGACAATATCGCCCTTTAGAGCTACATGGGAAGTAGCATTAATAATTGCATCGGTTGATCCGATTTCAACCGCATCGGTTGCAACCTCATAGGCGTATTGATGAGCAACAGTTGAAAGACCAAATTGCTGTTGGCGAACCGGCTCGACAGTGGAAAACTGCGCGGATAACCGATCTTCTTTTTCCTGACTTGAATAGCCTTTTGGCGTGCTCATTTATCCTCCCCGTCCTTGTGGCGGATCTACGTTTTTTCTATTATGGGCTCTACTCGTCCTTTTTGAAAGCCTCAAGTCTGAGAATTTTTTGACGGAAGTAGCTCGCCGCTTCTGCGATGCCAAGATGATTAATAAACGTTTCTTGGCGGTATCTTTTTCCCAACCTTAAAATTTCGGCTTGAACCCGCAGGGTCGTCTTGCCCATACACAAATCTGTTATGATGTTGGCTGCTGGAACAGTAGCGATAAACCGATTCGTTGCGTCTTTTACTCCGGCAATCGCATCGGTCGAGACCTGCGCCCAAAGGCCGTCACCAGTCATCTGATCGACCGAAAACGAGCATGACGCCGCATTCATGGGCCGGCCAGGAACGCGCTGTAGGTACGCGATAAAGTTCAGTTGATCGCCTGCTTCCGAATACTGAGCTGCCAGCTGAACACCAATCGGCGCGACATCAGCTCCCAGCCGGGTCATGATGCAGTTAAATTGAGGCCCAAGAGCGGCCATTGTAGGAAAAGAGGCGCTTAGCTTAATCGGCTGCCACCAGCTTCCGCTTGTAAGAATTTTGACGCGCCTTGTTGCCATCTTATTCGGCTATGGTAAGCCCAACGTCTCCGGTGCGCAGTTCGCCCGTGGCCGTCACTTCTAGGCTGACCGTGTAGTGGGTTAAGCTTGCCAAAACTGCCGCAGAAACGGGATTGGTCTTAAAATAGCCTTGAGCATTTGCTGTAAGCCCGGATTGAGAAATTCCAACCGGGTTTCTATCTTTGTCATAGATCGTAAAGGCCGCAGTTCCCAAGTTTGCCGCAAGTTTTTGTCCATCTCGGACAACCCAAATCGTGCCTTCAAGTTGATTCAATGGATTGATGCTAAACACTGCGCGCGCCTCATAAATAGGCAGACTCGGCGAGTAAGCGACCGGAAGAGTATAGGTAACCGGGATATCGTCGACCGTAATAGTGACTTTAGCGGCGTAAAAATTATGTTCTTGATTAAGCACGCTTGCAACGGGCGTGATTTCAAAGAAACCCTCTCCGTCGGCCATAATGCCGCCTTCCGACATGCCGGGCACAAGGTTCCCGTTTTTGTCGTAAATGACGTAGCTGGCAGTGCCAAGACGAGCCGGGTTATCGATCGTTCCAAGCGTATCGTTTGCCCAAAATGAACCAATAAGCTGATTTAGCTCGTTAATCGCAAAAATGCCCTCGATCGTGGCTACCGTGACCGCAGCGATGCCCACCGAAATTTGCGACATTGACACCAGGTTTGTGTCACGATTTCCGACAGCATCCACAGCCCTTACGCCAACAAAGTATTGCACGCCGGCCTGAAGCAGTGCGCCGCTTGCCAGGGCAAAAACATCGGCGGCAAGCGAGCGCGTTACTAGCGCGATATTGGTTGTATTAAATAGGTTTGTGCTTGTGTTGGCCTGAACGTAGATTTCGTAAGAAATGGGTTGTGAAACGTCCGTGGCGCTCGACCACATGAGTTGCATTTGACCTAGCAAACCACGCCCTAAGAAGTTGATGCCCCCAAACGTCGGGGGCACCAAATCCACAATACAAGCTTGCGCGCTTTCTTGCTTTTGGCCACCAGTAACTAACTGATTTGCAAACGGCCCATAAAGGGTCGTGCCCTGCGTAATTGTGCCGCCAGAAACCAGTTGGTTACTCATGCTTAGCTATCCTTCAGGCTCGGGCGAATGTCCGTTCCTGGGGGCGAGGTAAACGTATAGCGAATCAGCGTCCCCACCGTGTTCGGAACCGTGCCCAGCGCAAGCCAAGTGATCCCGTTGTCCGTGCTGTATTGGAACCTGGTAGGCTGACTTGTGATCGAATCCTGAACAAGCTGCACGCCAGAAAGGTCAAACGCTCGGAATGTCAGCGTCAATGGAACCGCACTTTCGTAAGCCTGTTTTAAGCGAAATCCGCAACGAGTCGGGCTGCCGCTGTTTGAGTCGTCAAAACTGTATTCCCAGTTATCGCTAAGCTCCGCCTCGTCCTCGTAACCAATCAACAGATCAGAAACTTGAACGTGGCTCGTCCGATCAAAGCTGAAAGTTTTAAACGATAGCTTAAACTGAATCTGACTAATTGAAGGAATAGACAGCTCTTGATCCGCGTCAATTTCAATCCAGCCGCCAGAAATCGATCCAAACCCGCTTGTGCGGTATTCGACTTTAACCTCTCCGCCAGTCCGCACCAGCTCTTTCATGACCTGAATATCCTTCAGTATGCTGTCATCTGCGAGAGCTACAACCTTAGAGACAATATACGAATGATCCGCAAGCTGATCGGATCGAATGTCCGCAGCAAACACACCGCGCTGGCCCGTTGCGCTGGAAAGGGCAAAGATCCAACCGCCGTTGTTGGCAACGGCAAGATACGGAATGGCCGGGCGGAATTCATAAGAATCTCTGACTGTCGTTTCGTAGAAATCCATGCAATAGTCGCCAAACAAAGCGGTCAGTTTGTTGTTTTCAACTTTCTTGAGCATGAATCTAAAAGCGTTAGTCGCCGCTTGTCCAATAAGCACGACCGCATGATCCAAGGCATCGGACCAGGAGGCGGTTACAACCACTGGCGTAACGATTTGCGAGGGCAAACCGATCATGTTCGAGGTAGTTAGGCTCGGCCAAGTCGTCGCACCAGCCGTCAGCTCGTCAAGCCTTCCCAGATAAAGGTTGGTTGAAGTCGCAAAAAACGCGCATTTTTGGCCATTCAACAGGCCGCCGTTTAGCGGAGCGTTAACCGGGTTTGCAAGCGCATCTACGTCGGTTGTCGAGAGCAGCGTGCCGGTAATCGCAGGCAGAATGCTCGTTTGATGGAGCCATTGGCTATTAGTGTATCCAAATGCTTTCCCAAGCGTGACACCGATAGCTGACGTTGTGACGTTAATTGATGCACCACCAGCAGTGGCCGACAATTCAAAGTCGTTCGCAGTCACAACCCTAACAAAATAGGTTGTGTTTAGCGCAAGTCCAGTCGGAAGAGACCCCGCCAGGAATTGAACCGGCTCGTTTTCAGTCAGGCCGTGACCAACGAGCTGGATCTTTGCAGGCGTCCCGTTAATGACATCGACAGTCAAGGTCGAGTAGGTCGGGGCAACTGATGTATCGCGCACGAAATATTGCGGGTTTGCAGCCGTTCCAACGTGCGTATAAAGTCTGTCACCGCTCAAATCAAGAATCGCTCCAAAGGCATCCAGTTCTTGGTTAAGCGGCTGCATCACAACCGACGTTGGGCCGGCAGCGGCATTGATCGACGCGCCGTTGAATGTTGCCGAGAGTTCAAAGTCGTTGGCCGATGCGTTACGTACAAAGTATTTCGTGTTTACCGCAAACGTCGAGGCCGTCCAGGCCGAACCTACCTGAGACGTGAAATACACCTGATCGTTGTTGTTAAATCCGTGGCCAACCAAGTTAAACCTAACTGGCGTGCCGAGCGTGACCGTCATTGCGCGCGAATTAAGCGATGCAAGACGCCCAAGCTGATAAACCGCTTTTTGGTTGTTGCCTGTGGCAAATGGAATCGTTGGCGGGCTAACCTGCGAGAAGTCAGAACGCGCGATGTTGTTTGCCATCAGCACGCCAGATCCGCCCAAAAGCACCGTGCCGGTTGCAATGACATAAATCTTCCATCCCGTTGTTCCGGCATCAATGACTTTTAAAGAACGAACTGTGTGAACAATTGCCGGCGAAGAAGGAACAGAAACGTTAATTCGACCTACATAAGTATGCGCGCCGGTGGTTTGGTTAATTTCGTAACAGACAACCGGAAGGGCGCCGCCCGCAACTGCGCCGATCAAAAAAAGCCGACCATTTTCCGTCGGAAACATGGTGGTGGTAGGAGTAAATGCGCCTGCCGTATCTTGGAACACATCAAGCCAGCGGGTCGGGCTTGGTCCAAGCACTGGTTTGGAGTCGATAGTCCGCTGAGTTACGCGACCTTGAATTGTCGTCCTAGTCTGATCGTACATTGTGCCAAAGTTGTTCAGCAGGCCCAGATCAAGCAGCTTCATTGCTTTATTCCTCAATTTCCCATGTTACTGTATCTACGAAAAATCTATACCCTGTTTGTGCGTATGTAAAACGCTTAAATAAATTGGCGGTGCTTACGCTTGGGGCATAGTACTGAATCTCGGTAATCAGTTCCTCACAAGTGCCAGGATTTGTATAAAAAACGACAGTAACCCGATCCTGCGCGGCCAATATCCTGTCTTTCAGCGGCGGGACATAGGGCGCAAATGTTGAGGATACAAACGCCATTAGGCTATTTCCAAAATCCTAAGCTCGCTTGTTTTACCAGACTCGCAGACGGCCCAGACTTCCACACCGACAGTATCTTTGATGTCTAGCGCCAGTTCTTCCATTGTCAGCTTAGGATATCCGTTTGAATCCGTTACAAATATATCGGCTCCAAAATAAACCGTATTTTGCCCCCAGACACGGATAGACACTGCATTTCTGTCAGTTAAAGGAACCGGGGTAATCTGCGTCGGTGTATCCGTCACAATATGAGTCGATGCCTTAATGTTTGTTCGCAAGCCCGATGGCTCAAAGGTTCCAGACACAATGCCCGCGACAATGTTGACATCGGCGGCAACTTTATTACCCACCACGGTTCCCGTCTGAATTTCTGCTTCAGAGGGCTTGCCGTTTTTGTTTGGGTATAAATCTATCTTGGACATTATCGTCTTTTATCGTAGCAAATTGCGGCAGCGACTGTCGCAGTTTGCGCCCCACCGGCTAGCGTCCAGTCAACCCGAACATAACTCAATGGTAAAGGCACCGATAAAAACTTGGTGCCAGTCGCTGTAAAACTATTGGTAGCCACTTCCGCGTAATTCACGCCATCAATACTGGTTTTCACGCTAAATGTAAGCGTCGTAGCGCCAAACGCGCTAACCGTTACGGCCAGCACATGGTCAACCGTAAGCTGTTCTAGGTTGATAGCATTTGCTGAGCCAGATGCGCCGGACAAAGCGCCGAGCGACAAAGTAATCTTATTTACCGAAGCCATTTTTTTGCCTCAAATGGGCGCCGGGGCAGGAATCGAACCTGCGTCCCATCGGAAAGCGTCCTTGCTCCAATGTGCTCTGCCACTGAGCTACCCAGCGCGTTTACTATCTTAATATTCGTCTGCGGCGTCAAACCCTTGCACAATCAGATACAGGTCTGAATCGACCGCCGTACCAGCAGCACGAGTTTTGCAGAGAATATTAATCGCGGATGCACTTGCCGAAGCAATTTCAACCAGCGATTCAGCGGTAATCGGCGATGCTACAGCGATTGCCGCACGGGCAAACGGCTTATTCAGGGCAACAGTGTAATCGCCGGTACCGTTTTTAACCAACACGCCATCTTTCGATCCAATGACCAAAGATTCCGTTCCGGTTCCATCGATATGGAAATGGATTTGGCGTGGAAGACGTTGCGGGGACTTAATTTCTCTCAACATGGTTCTTTCTCCGTGGAAAGGAAGGGGACGGAGCCTAAGCCCCATCCCCAGCCATTAATTAGACAGCCAAGCCAGAGATGACGCCGTGGAAGGGCGGCACGATATAGGCTTCGAGGTAACCGCCGTAACGGGCCTCGTATGCATCTTGGGATGCGGTGCGCAAGAACACCGATCCATCGTCATCGAACCAACCGAAGTCGGGGCGATGTTTGATTTCGATGAAGTTGTCATTGAGCATGTACATGCGATCATCTTCCATGAAACGCTCGGGGAACACGCCAACCGGACCAGCCGACGACATGAACTCGACGCCACGGAAGCTGACTTTGCCTTGAAGCTCAGGCGAACGGGGCTCGACAATGTACTGCTTTTGATCTTCAAGCACGTTCAGGAGCTTACGGTATTGGGTAAACGAGCAGAGAATCAGGTTGGGCACCTTGCCCGACTTGCGCTGAATCTCAAGCATCGTTTGATTCATCAGGTCAGGAGTCAAGCCAGCGCCACCGGCGGCGACTTGAGTTGCCTGCCAACGACGGCCAACCGAAATGGCGTATTGACTACCGGCGGTAGCATCCAAAACGCCCTTGATTCCAGAGGGGTCGTTATTCCTGGAGTTTTGCATGTACACGGTGTGGGTGCCTGCACCGATAGCGGTCAGATCATCCGAGCCCGAAATGCGTGCCAGCGAAACAGCTTTGGTGGCCGGGTTAACCGAAACGATTTCCCAAACCGAGGACAAAGTGTTGACGTTAACGTAGTCTTTTTCCTCGAAGTTTGCTTCTTTCCAGCTTGCTGCGGTGACAGTAATCACCGGAGCCGAAGCGGTGCCAGAAGCCGATCCAGAAAACTGGCCGAGCGATCCGGTGCCGTCGTTGAACAAAGCGCGGCTCATGTTGCGCATCCAGGATTCAACACCTTTTTGGACGCTAAACTTGGTCAGTTCAACGAATGCGCCTTCGTTGTTCGATGCGGCCTTGATGGACTCGCGGTCAATTTGAATGACCGAGTACATTTTCTTAGCCGTGATTTGAGCGTCTTCGATTGCTGCATAGTTCGGGGTCGGGAGCGAGCCGGAGCCCACGCCGCCAGCGAACGAGGTCGGGACAGCAATGTCCATGCGCTTACCAGTGAAGTCGAACGACTTCTTGGCGCGAGCCAACAACACGTTTGCGCTGTTGTAGGTGTTTTCGGAAAGTTTGCCATACTTAATCTTGAAAAGATTAGTGGCAGTGGTCAGATTGAACTGTGCCATTTGTCAGCCTTTCAAATGTCGTCAAAAAACAGGGGATCTTTCCCCGGATTCTTGACTGGAGTTTCAGCCGAAGCTTTGCGCATCGACTTGTTGATTTTTTTAGTAAGTTTCTTTTCCGCATCCGATGAATAAAGCTGTTCAATCACTGCGTCGATTTCATCAGGGGTTGCCTGATTTTGAATGGCGAGTGTTGCCAGTTTTTCGATCAATGCGGCATCCTGAGCCAATTCCGGATTCTTTGCGGCCAATTTACTTTCTACCTGAGTGATCGTTTGCATATTCCGGTAATAGCTTCCAATTTGCTCAGGAGTCAGTTGTGCTGCATCAAATCCCAGTTTGATTAACTCATCGTAACTCTTAACAAATGCTGCCTTATCCATCCCAGTTTCGGCGATGACAGATTCGACTTTTGACTCAAGTTCTTTTTGGACCTTGGTCGCAGTCTCTTGCTGCTTAGCCGTTTCCTGTTTTCGACGGTAATAAGCCAGCTCTTCTTCAAGAGCTTTTGCCTTCCTCTCTTCAGGGGATAGGCTTTGTGCTTCCTCAAACTTGGATTCCATCTGAGAAATGGTTTCCTCATAGATCTTACTAGGATCTAAGCCCAAGGGTTCGGCGATTGCTTCGATGAATCCCCGCATGTCCTTGTTTTTCACAAGGGTTTCATGCACGGTATTCACCATTGATTTCATTTTGCCACGTTCTTGTTCAAACGCAGCTTTTTCTTTTTTGTAATCCTGATAAATTTTGTCGAGATGCTTTTGCTGGCTGTATCGGGCAAGTGCTTCCGATAGGGAAACTTGCTCAACCTTGCCATCAATCTTGACCGGAACCTTAACATCCAGAGGAATTTCAAGATCTTGCTCGTCATGCTTCAGCTTGAGCTTTTTGGTTTCTGGATTCTTTGCAGCGTCGGCCTTGGCGTCCTCTTTGGCCTTCACTGGTTTAGCATCGGGCTCTGCATCATTGTCGGCTTTGCTGGCCTTCTTGGTGGGTTCTTTAGCCCCTAATTCTTTTTTAGCCTCGGCTTCAGCCTGAAGCTCGGTCTTGGCGTCGTTCTTGGCGACTTCAGCCTTAAAGTTGCTGACCGATTCTAATTGATCCCAGCTAACAGGCGATTCTCCGCCCCCAGCCTGAATCGGTTGGGACACTTCCGCAGTCGAATTCATTTCTGACATTTACACTCCACGAGTTGGCTCAACCGGAGGCAAAGCGCCCATCAGTTGAGTTTCGAGGGGGGCCACTTCCGGCTGCGTGGCTTCCCCGGGGATCGGACTAAGAGCCGGATTAACTGGAAGATTGTTTGCCTGCAAAGGACTTACAGGCGGAAGGGGTGGCATTGCCATCTGATCCGCCATTCCCGCATTTTGCATCATCATTGGTTGAGCGAGTGTTGGAGCAGAGTCAATGCCGCCTCTAATCTTATAGAACATTGGGAACAATTCAAGCTGGGCCAGCATTTCGGCAAACTTAGGATTTACCTTGGCTTGCTCAACCATGAACATTTCATGAGTAAACACATGGTCGACCAGGTTCTTTTGCTTTTCTGGCTGCGTCTTGTACTTGAACGAAAATTCCTGAATCTGTTTGGTATGAATCCGCCAGTGAATTAGATGATTTTCAAATTCCTGCGGGGCCATTGCCTCGGCGACTTGCGGGGTTACCTCAAGTAGCTTTTCCGTTTCGGCCTCTGCCGATCGAACGGCTACAGTTGCGCCATCGATAAACTTATCCGACTGGGCCAGATCCAGCATGTCAATCACTTGCTCGCCCGTGAACTGCTGCGGAAAGCGCTCGGATAGATCGAGCAGCGTCTGAGTTCTTGCAGCGACAGACTTAGGCAATGCCGAGCTGTTTTGAATCCGAATGTCATAATCATGATTCAGGTCGGCGGCCCTAAAGAATTCCGTTAGGTATTCATTGTTCTTGCCCACCACGCGGACCATGCGCTCATCGGATTCGTCGTAACCGTCTGCGGCTACCGACAAAGTCAATTCGGCGACAGCCCTAATGCATTCGTTCCATTTTAGGACCAGCTCGTTATATCGCTCGGACTCTTGCTCAGACAGGAATTGCAACGCAACACCGGCCTTGATGCCCGGAGGTGGCTCGCCTCGGCTTACGCCAAACACACCAGCAATCTGCTGAAATTCTTCTTTCAGTTGATCCCTAAACTTGTAAACTTCCGGCGGCGTCGTTTGAGCAACACCTAAAGTCGGCGGAGTCGGACCTTTGTACTGAACAATAGTAATATCGTTCCCCAGCTTTTCGAGCGCTACCGATCCCGCTGGCACCATCCATTTGGGATGGCTGACCAAGAGAATATTTCTCAGGATCATATTGGTCAGGTTATTGTAGGTGCCAGTTAGCCCTTTGATGATTTCAAAGAAGCTGTGCCCGTAAAGCTCGCCGGGAAAGTCGATGTCAGTAAATCGGATAAAGGGTAGCCCGTCGTGCGACCACGGGGCTTCTTCGTTTTCAAGAATGCAATCCCGAGTGAAAACGATGCGGCGGCCCTTCTCCATTCCCGGCTGCTTCTTGGCCAGGAAGGTGTAGACCTTTACCTCGTTGCGGGTCGGCCTAAGCTCCATTCGGTCATAGTCGTAAATTTGCTCGCTATGGCTCTTAATCTTGGCCGAAAGCTCCGGATACTTAATCCGCAGTTCTTCAATCGGAACGACTTTTGAAACAAAGCAATGGCGCACTTGCTCATATTTTGGAGCTTTATCGAGCAAAACTTCGGGGCTCAGCTCAAGCTGATAATCCACGTCGCCAACACGGACAGGCTTATCAACGTAACGGGGATTACCTGCATTATCTTTCACAGGCTGCCCATCCGCATCCATAAGCGGGATTTTTTCTTTCCCGTATTTCTTGCGAGCCTTAAGATATGCCGGGTTGATGGGACCCATGTCCGGGTTCCATAGGACGAACAAATAAGATTCGCCCATAATCATCGCATGAGTGGCCAGCTGTAGTTGAATCTGACCTTCAAAGTCGTTTTCGTACCAAATATGATCGAGCAGCGCCTTACACGCCTTGGCCGATAGCTTGTCTTCGAGCTCATCGTTGGTCGGCAGAATAGCAACAGCGGGCCTAAACTTAATCAGTCGAGATGCGCGGTTTTTGGTCAGGTCAAAGAGATGGTTAGCTACGATCTTTCGCAGAAACGTAGACCGATCGGCGGCGCGATCCCGGTTCTCAGCCCGAGCCTCGGATTCCTGATACTGAATCCCTTTATACAGCGCGAGATTCCTGCGCTGAATCCTAATTCGCTGTTCATTCTCATGGGCCAGATAATCCGACTCGGCGAGTAGCCAATTCAGGATTTCCTTATCATTGGCCGGATCATCCAAGTCGAGCGACCAAATGGGTTTAGCCGGTTGGTTGTAGATCCGATCGGAATTGAGGTCGTCGAATGAGTAAGCGGTAGTAGCCATAATTTATTTTAGTTTAGGCAAGGTTTTCGAAA